CGCCCATTGACGAATGATGAAATAGTATGTGGCATTCCTGGAGTTCGTTTTATAGATGCATTAAAAGCATCTACATCTGTAGGATACCCACTAACTGGACCGAAGAGTGTATTTCTATACCCTGCTGAAGACCCTGAGGGGGTTTATCAGGATTATGTGAAATTGGATGAGAAATTTTGGAAAGAGTTTGATTGTATGTGTGTGAAATATACACGAGGAGAGAGGGCTTATCCAATTTTTAAGGCGACACTTAAAGATGAACCTACACCCATATCTAAAGATAAGGTGCGTGTTTTTCAAGCAGCACCTCTTGTCTTGCAATTGGGCGTGCGAAAATATTTTTTACCTATTGCGCGGGTGTTGTCGCTATATCCTCTTATTTCTGAGTGTGCCGTTGGTGTCAATGCACATGGGCCAGAATGGGAGGAACTGGCGTTACATATGCGGAAGTTTGGAGAGAAGCGCATTTTTGCAGGTGATTATGGGAAATATGATTTGCGATTACCTATGCAAGTGACGCTTGCTGCTTTTGATGTTCTGTTGGAACTGGCATCTTGCATGGAATATTCAGAAGAAGATCTGATTATTATGCGTGGGTTAATATCAGACATTGTTGCACCATTGATCGCTTTTAATGGAGATTTAATTATGTTGTTTGGTTCAAATCCGTCAGGCCAAAACATGACAGTTTTCATAAATTCTGTTGGTAATAGTCTAATTTTGCGTTGTGCGTTTTATGGTATTTATGATAGTTTGTGGTTTTCGCGAGATACAAACTTTCGGAAAAACGTGGCCATTATGACGTATGGTGATGATGTCAAAGGTTCTGTACGTGAGACACATGGGTTTTTTAATCATGTGGCTGTTGCAGAATGGTTAGCACAGAGAGATATCGTATTCACAATGCCAGACAAAACATCCAAGCCAGTTCCTTTCATGAAGGACAGTGACGCAGACTTTTTGAAACGTCACAACGTTTATGTACCTGAATTAGGACATTATGTTGGTCAGCTTGATGAAAAGTCAATTTTTAAAAGTTTACATTCTGTCCTCAAGAGCAAAACTGTCACGAATCGTGAACAATGTATTAGTAATATTCGTGGTGCTTTAGATGAGTGGTTTTTCTATGGTAAGGTCCATTATGAAAAACGTAGGAAGGAGATGGAGAAGGTTGCGTGCGAACATCAGTTGCACGTGGAT